CTCAGCCATCTGCTTTTGCATGATTTCAGAGAGTTCCTGATCGAAGCGGCTAAAGAGGCGCTTGCGATAATCATCGGTCAGGCGCGAAACGATCTGGCGCCGAACACTCTCCTGGAGGCTTTCCTCAGGGTTTCCGTCCTCGTCGCGGAAGACGTCATCAAGATCGATTTCAATTTTCATTTCCCATTCCCCCGTTCAGCACTGGCCTCGACAGCGCTGGAATGGGTGGGGCGCGCTTCCGAAGGGGACGAGGCAGCGCGGCGACGGCGAAGTTCATCGAGAACCGCCTGTTCGGCAGGGTCCATCGGAAGAACCGGAGCGCCGATCAGAGACGGGGCAGAGGTGCGGAAGATGCGCAGGGCTGTCATACCTGCCCCCCAGCAAGCCCCAGGCCTGCAATAATGATGAAAACCAAGGCGATCAGCAGACCGCCGCCGATCCAGCCCGCCACGACCTTTGCCGGGTGATGCGGGCCATAGAGTTCCGCATGATTGGCAAGGCCGGTGCGGAAGGCGTGGGTGAGGAAGGGGATCATTTCACCCACCGCAGGCACCGCTGGATTTTGCTCCAGAGGCTCCAGTCCACCTTGTATTCGACACGCAAACCCACGGCGTACCATCCGGGGTTGGGTACAGGCTCCGCAGATGCTGGCAGTTCAGTCCAGAAGCTCGGACCTTTCAGGAACTCGGCCGCGATCCACTCCTTGCTGTCGCCAGCCTCGTCAGAAAACACGAGTGTCTCCCAGTGCTCGGCTACTGGGTTGAAGCGAACAACGGCTCCAACGCAGAACGCGGTTCCATCACGGGGCGCCGTCGCCCAATCGTGCCAATCGGCCATCATTCCCACCCCTTGCTAAGCTCAGCCCACCGCGCTTCGCCCATCTCCAGACGGGCGACCTGCGCATGGCGAGCGAGGCGGTTGGTTGTGTCCATGTCCACCGGCTTGACGCGCGGCAGATCGGCCATGGCGGACTTGAGAACCGCCAGTTCGGTTCGGGTGCCAGCCACTTAAGCAGCCCTCCCATGCCGAGCGGCAATGTCCTTGGCGCGCTGCCAAGCGGATTCCCGGCGCATCTCGGCGCGGTACTCGGCGGCCTCGGCGTGATACTCGGCAAGGTCTTCCTCGACCCGGCCAGCGATCTCGTCCTCGAACCCGGCGTAGTCGTCCTCGGTCAGTTCAACCGCGCACTTGGCGGAGATGATCTCGAACTCGGCAGGCTCGGCGGGATGGGGGTAGTCGCCATAGAGGCGGGCCGGGCGACCGGGGGTGACAGAATACGTCACCTCAACGGGATATTCCCGCTCGGTCGGACCGCGGTAGATCCATGTTTCAAAGGTGAAGGTCTGCATGGCTCAGGCCTCCTCTCCGTCGGTGAGGAACGAGCGCGACGTGAGCGCCATGGTGACGACAGTCGCAGCAGCCTCTTCGGCGCTGGCGAAATCGTTGGCCCACGCAAAGCCCATGGCATCGACCACGGCATCGAAAAGGCGATTGCTGGTGCGGATGTAGGCGCGCGGATCGGCGCAAGCCTCGAACTCGCCCATGCGCAGAAGCGACGACAGAAGCCCGTCGATCTGTTCGAACTGGTAAAGGGTGATGGTGGCCATCGTTTCCTCCATTCGCTCCGGGGAGCTTGTGGAGGGATATTGGCGCGTAGTTTTCTACACGTCAAGCACTAAATGTATTTTTCTACACGTCGTCGCGTAGCCTTGGCGCGAATCAACCCGCCACCCTGACAGCCCCCTCCCCTGTAGGAAACGCACAAACGAAAACCGCCCCGGTTTCCCGAGGCGGCTGGATTGCTTGGTTGAGGTGGTCCGGGGGGAGTTCAACCCCTCCCGATCACCAATTCGGCTTCGGCGGTGCATAAGGGTCAACGGTACCCTGCTTGCCGGTGTAAGGATTGACGTTGCCCTTTGTGGACCAGTTATCCGCCTTCGTGCTGTTCGGCGCGGTTTGCTGGTGGGGCTGGACGTAAGTGCCATCGTTGCGGACGTAGCCGCGAACGCTTGTTTGCTTGGCGACCGCCGGAGCGGCAATGGCAAGGACCGCCGCCGCGAATATCAGCTTCTTCATGGTTATCCTCCTGTTGATGCCCGCCCAAACTTGTTGGCTGGTCAGCCGTTAGTGCCGTCGCCCTCGTTGGTGAATGTCTCCAAAACCTGAAGCGCCTGCTTGCGGCGGCGCTCGGGTATGTGGTCCCACACGAAGGAAACCTTATCGTCGTCCGGATCGCCAAACATAAGGTGGCGCAGCGAAACGCCCAAGGCGCGGGCTATGGCCTCCAGGTTCTCGACCGTGATGCTCTTGGTCTGGCGCGTCATGAATTTGTGCAGCATCGAGTCCGACAGCCCGGCCGCAAGTGACACGCTCCGATAGGTGGCGCCGTCCTTCGCGTCGATAACCCGCTGAATTCTGGCCCGCAAATCCATTGCAGGATTGTGCCAGTAGAACCCTACGCGGGGCGAGTGTAGAATACTCCTTGACGCCGTACGTAGTTTTCTACACATTGGGCGCATGACGGAAACTCAGCAGCTCATCGCGCGCATCAAGGCGCTGGCGGAAAAGCAGGGTCTCGCGCCTTCAACGGTCGGGGCCAAGGTTCTCGGCGGTGGCGCAGTTCTGGCGGCTCTGGAAAGCGGAAAGACCATCACACTCGCAAAGTATGAGCGGGCAAAGGCGGCGCTGGCCGAGATGGAGCGCGCCGAACCCACCAAGGCCGCCTGATGGACAGTACCGAACAAACTCTGGCTCGGCGCCAGCACGAACGGGAGGCCGAGCGCGCCTTTAGCCTGATCGCCGCTGCACCCGTTCGCGCACCTCTTCTGCAACGCCTTGCAGGAATGTTTCGATTTCATCGAGGACCAGATGCCTGACCATATCCGTATCGACCGTGCCGACCTTGGGCGCACGAACTCCGTCCAGCGCATCACCCTGTATCCGGGTGAACGAGGCGACCTCGGCGACCGGGTCGGGCTTTGCCATGCAGCGTTCGACGTAGAGCGTGTGCAGCAGGGTTCGCAGCGCCCATCGGCTCGCCAGTGCGGAGGCTTGGCGCAGATCAGCCGGGTCGGGCGGGGGTTTGGCCATGCGGCACGATTCCGCGCTCTGCCCGCAGAGTCAATGCCCACCCCCTCACAGGCCGCCTGACCGATGGCGGGGGGACTCACCACACCTGAAAGGAGCGCACCATGCGCAATGATCCCGAACGCGAACTCGCGCTCGAATGCCTTCGGCTGGCCGTTGGCCACGTCGCACCTTTCAGCGGCGATGCCATACCGGTCGCTGCTGAGTATTTCGCTTTCGTCACCGGGACCGACACGGACGACGCCAAAGCCAAGCTTGAGGCCGTCCGTAAGGCGGTCAGCTGATCGGCTTGATCTGCATCGGTTTCTTGCTGCGTACGGTTTCGAGGCACTGAGAGAACAGCGCCAGTTCGCTGTCGACCGACTGCTTGCTCGCCCCTGCATGAGTGTCGCGAATGATGCGCCACAAAGCAAACGCGACGGCCTCGTTGCTGGCGAAGGTCTCCATTCAATTTCTCCTGCTGGATTCGACAACCGCAGGATGACCGAAGGAGGCGCGGCGTCAACCCGCGCCTCCGGAGGGTGCTGACCGATGGCGGCTTTCACACTTTGGCTGATCGCGCAGGTGCTGCTGGCACCGCTGATCGGCCGCCACATGGGAGGCGCGGCGCCTAGCCGCTGCATCAGATAGTCACGCCCGGAGGGGCAATCGGGGGGTCTTAGCTTGGACTGGGGATCAATCACCAACGCCTGCAACGCCATAACGGCGCTGATCGTCGGCTGTGTCGCATGGGTCGCGCTCGGGCCTGACCTGCGCGACCTCATCTGGAAGCTCTCGCGCGGGGGGATGGGGAAGTGAACCCGATCCTGCGCACGGCCTTCCGCGCCCACGCCTTCCACAACTTCACCGGCAGGGCGCCGCGCCTCGCCGCCAACGATTGCCCCGCAACGGGCAAGGGGCCGGATCGGCTTGCCTCCGCCGCGTCCGGCCCCGCTGTTTCTCGCTCCTTTCACGGATAAGACAATGCACGGTAACGCACCGAATGTATTCGCCTTTCTGGCCGCTCCGAGCCGAGACGCGTCCCTTTTCGCGGTGGCGAAGGTGGTTCTCGCTGTCCGGGGACTTGGGCTGACCTACAAGGAAATTGCCAAGGCCATCGACGTGTCCCCCGACACCATCGAGGGTGCTGCGGCTGAGAAAAGCCTGCTGTCTTTCGATGCCGTTGCGCGGCTTTGCTATCTGTTCCCCGCAGAGGCCGCCCCACTGTTCGACCTGATGCGGCCGACACGCGAACAGCCCACCATGGCGGAGCGGATCGAGCGGATCGAGCGCGAACTTTCAGCAATCCGAAAGGAAGCGGAATGAGCGCGCTTTCCAAGATCGCCGCCGATCTTCGCCGCCTCGCTGAGGACGCGAAAGACCCGAACAACCGCATCGATCCCTTCGACCTCACCACCCTTGCCCGGCAGGTCGAGGCTCAGGAGGAAATGCACGAGAGGGGGATCGCGGAATGATCGGATCCGGACCCTTCCCCAAAGCCGCCCCCGCCGTGTTCCCCCTGCCCGGCCACCGCACCATGGCGCAGGTGATGCGCGCCGAAGAAGCCGAGCGCCAGCGCACGATGAGGCTGAACCCGCCGTCATACCCCCTCACCGATTACGGCTCACCCTTTGCTGTGCGGAGGAGTGCATGATGCCCCGGTTCCTCACCCGCTGGCTGGACCAGCGCGCCCTTACCGCATGGGAGCGCGATCTAGAGCAGCGCCTTGCCGTGCGCCGGGCCAAGCGCCCTGCCCGTTCCGACGCTGCAAAGCGCGGCTGGCAATCGCGGAGGGCGCGGGCATGAAGCACGACCGGATCGTGAGCGATCACTCCAAATACTCCCGTCGCAACCTCATCCACGCGGTCTACGGCGAGGAATACGAGCTGCGCCACGAGCATCTTGAGGCAGGCAGCAAGGCCCTGCTCAAGGCCCTGTGGAAGCAGCATCCCGGCGCGTTGGCCTTTGCCATGCTCAATGGCCGGGAGGTGGTGCGGCCATGATCGAACTACCCTTCCCCCCGTCAAGCCTCTCAGGGCACAACAATGGCGCATGGTACGGCAAGAGCCGGATCGTCGCTACGCATCGCTCCTGGGCCTTTCATGCGACCCGCGCGGCCAAGGTAAAGGTCGAGCCGGAAGGCGACATTCGCATTCACTTCCGCTTTGTCCCGCCTGATCGGCGCGGAGACCGGACCAACTACGCCAATCGGCTCAAACCCTACATCGACGGCATTGCCGAGGCCATGGGGATCAACGACCGCCGGTTCCTGCCTTCATATGAATTTGCCGAGCCGGAGAAGCCGGGGCGGGTGGAGGTGACCTTTGGGTGACTATCCACAGGGCGCGTCCCCGCAATCCACATCCCCCACCCCTACCAACAATGCAGTTCTGCCTGTAAAAGAGGCGGGCCGGGACAGTGCTACCAACACAAGTTCCCAGCCCTCACCGTCAACGCTTTCACGGAGCGCCTTGGCTATGACCCCGAATACCCGCCGCAGTCGCGGTGCGCAATCCGATTCCGCCGCTGCTTTCAACGCCTATTCCCGGGTTGTGCAGGAACACCAGCAAGTCCCCGCCCTGTGGGATGAACCGGAGCGCGCCCAAGCCCGCACCGATGCCTACATGCGGTTCCTCGAACTGTTCGAGGCCGGGCAATGAGCGATCCCCTCATCAACTATGAGGCCGAGGCCGAGCTGCTTGGCTCCATGATGCTGGCCAACGCGGCGATCGATCGCGTGGCAGACCTCATCACGGAAGCGGACTTTGCCGAGCCGGTGCATGGCCGGATCTACTCCGCCCTGCTGCGTGAGGCGATGGGCGGAAAGACCGCCAACGCCATGACCATCCGGGGCTATTTCGAGGGCGACGAAAGCCTGAACCCGCTTGGAGGGGTGGTCTACCTCGCCCGCCTCCAGGGATCGGCCACGGGGCTGGCCCCCTACGAGGTGGCCGGACAGGTTGCAGACCTCGCCAAGCGCCGCCGGATGCGCGCCGGCCTTTCGGTTGCCGCCCAAGCCTGCGCCGATCTGGAAAGCACTCTGTCCGAGATCGTCACACACGCTGATGCGGCCATGAACGTGACCGGAGGCAATGGCATATCGGTCCTGACCGCAGGCGAATGTATCGACGCCCTGCTCCGCAGCTTCGACGCTGGCGAGAAGGGTGTGCAGTGCCAGGTGATAGAGCCTCTAGACAGCCTTCTAGGCCCGATGAAGCCCAAGCAGCTTATCATCGGCGCGGGCCGACCCGGCATGGGCAAGACCGCAGTGGCGTTGTCCTACGCGCTCGGAGCAGCCGAGGCGGGGCATGGGGTGCTGTTCGTCAGCTTGGAAATGTCCGGCCCTGAATTGGGCGCGCGGATGCTGTCAGACCTATGCTTCGGCAACAACGAGCCGGTGCCCTACAACTTCATCCGCGACGGGGATTTGTATGGCAGGCAGGCCGATGCGGTAATTCGCGCAAAGGCCAAGGCCCACCATTTGCCCCTTCAGATTGTGGACACCGGAAGCCTGACGATGGGCCGCCTATCCATGCTGGTCCGCCAGTATCAGCGCCGGTTTGCTGCCGATGGGTTTTCGCTCGATCTGGTGGTGGTCGATTACCTCCAGTTGCTCCACCCTGACAGCAAAAGCCGCTCAGCCTATGAGGCCGTGTCGGAAGTGTCGCGGGGCCTCAAGGCGCTTGCGAAGGACAACAGCGTTGCTGTGTTCGCGCTGGCGCAGTTGTCGCGCTCGGTCGAGAGCCGTGACGACAAGTCGCCGCAGCTTTCCGACCTCAGGGACAGCGGGCAAATCGAGCAGGATGCCGACGCCGTGTTGTTCTTCCTCCGCCAGGAATACTACCTGAGCAAGGAAGCCGACGAAAACCGCGATGCCGACTGGCAGGCGCTGATGGAGGATGAGCAGGGCAAGATCGACTTCATCCTTGCCAAGCGCCGCAACGGAGTGACCGGGCGCGCCAAGGGCCAATTCCTCGGCCAGTATCAGGCGGTGCGGGGATGAAGGGCCTTTCTGTCGAACAGATGGCCATGCTGGTTGCCAAAGGCTTCACGGCCGAGGAAATGCTCGCATTTGCGCAGATGAGCGGCGGCCGATCCAAGGGGGCCGAACGCACCGCCCGTTGGCGCGCCCGCAAGAATGGGAACGTCACAGAAAGCGTCACGCGTGACGTCACTGGTGACGCGTCACCGCCCCCCAATGATATATATTCTAACCCCCCTGTCTCATCTAACGATGAGACTATACCGCCTGCGCGGCGCGCAAAGTCCGTCGGCCCTGCCAAGCCTGATGGGGTGAAGGACCAGACCTGGGCTGATTTCGTCGCCCTGCGGAAGCGGAAGCGCGCCGATCTGACCGAAACCGCGCTGGGGGCAATCAGCCGGGAAGCCGAGCGCGCCGGTTGGTCGCTGGAGGCGGCGCTTGCCGAATGCGTGGCCCGTGGCTGGCAGGCGTTCAAGGCCGATTGGGTCAGGGATGCGCCGAAGCCGACCGCGAACGGCAGCGGCCCGAAAAGCCCGATGGTTGCGGCGATGATGGCTCGCAAAGTCCGTGAGGCAAGCGGTTGAGCCTCCCCACCCAGCCCATCCCCGCGCCGGGTTTCCAGACGATCTCCGGCAAGCGCAACCCACCAGACGACGGAACAAAATACCATGTCCAGTACCGCAACGGCTACGTCTGCAAGTGGACCTACGGGGCCAGCCAACTGCGCTGGAAGCATGACGGCAGCGATTGGGACGTGGTGGCTATCAAGCGCGCCTGATGGCCAGTGGATCGAATTTCTCAGGATAGGGGGATAGCATGGGACGGAAGGGACGGCCGCAGAAGCCGGGCAAGCGCAAGAGCGGTCGCCCGGTAGTTGATCGCAGCTTCGACCGGGGTAGCGAATGGGTCCAGCGCCAGCGCGAACGCTTTGGCGAACACTACGGCTCTGCCATCGGCCGGGCCTATGCCGCCGGCCTGCTTGGGGATGGATCTCAGGCCAAGGATCGCTTCGATGCGGCCAAGCGGTTCTCTCGCGCCTACATGCGGATTATCTCGCAGGATCGCTATCGCTGCGCACTGGACCGCACACCCAGGGGCAACCTTGCCATCGACCTTTCGCCCGAGGCCAACGCATTCGAGATGGAAGAGCAGGAATGGCTGTTCGAGGCGTTGGACACGCTAGACCGGACCGGAACGCGCCCGTTCTTCGACCAGCTCATCTCGACGCTGCACGCGGACAAGGGGCCGTACTGGTTGAACAACCTTCTTAATGGCGGGAAACACCCAGCAGACATCGCCGTTCTAGCGGCGGCCCTGAAAGCGATTGACGCGATCACGCCGAAGCGTGCGGTTGGCGTGATCCGTGTGGTGCGGACTTGACGAATCCGCCGAATTATGGTTTGGTGCGGTAAATGATCCTCAAACGTGCGCCCGGCAGAGATGCTTGGGCGCTTTTTCGTCTACGCCTAGCGCCGCAGATGATTTGCAACCCTCGCTGCGGATGATGCGTCTTGGTTGGACGCGAAGTGCCAGCCACGGCCCGGTCAGCTTAACAAGCGCGGGAACACCCGTTTCAGACAGGCCGGACCCTCTCCCCGGCCTAGCCCGCCCCACCACTGACAACAGCAGACGCGCAGACCTATGGGCGCGGCACAGTGCGATGCGCGGCGGGCGAAATTCCAAGTGCACCTGATCCTCAGCCAACGCTGTGAAGCGTAGGAGCCTTTGCCATGTCCCTGACTGAAGCGCAGTACCGCGCAACGCCTCCGACCCTGACCGATGGCCAGCTTTCCCTTCTGCGCGTCGATTCCGCTGGCGCACTGGTTACGACTGGTGGCGGTGGTGGCATGGTTGCCATCGATCAAACCACGCCCGGCACGACCAACGGCGTCGTCGCTACCGGCAATGTGGCCTCTGGCGCGGCCGACAGCGGAAATCCGGTCAAGGCCGGCGGCGTGTTCAACACGACCCCTGCAACCCTCACCACCGGCCAGCGTGGCGACCTTCAGCTTTCCTCAAAGGGTCTGTTGCGTGTTGTCCTCGGGGACGGATCGGGCGGCACGACCAACCTCAGCACCATCATCAACAGCGCGCAGGACAGCCTGTTGAACGGCCAGAATGGCGTTGTGACCTTCGGCCTCAACAGCTTCTACAACGGTTCGACCTGGGATCGCCAGCGCGGCGATGCCAACGGCGCGGTTATTCAGGCTGGACTGTCCTCGACCTTCTGGAACTACGCGGCTGCCACTGGCGGGATCGTCAACACCACGACGGCAGTGACGATCAAGGCCGCTGCCGGCGCTTCGGTGCGCAATTATCTCAAGACGCTGACCATCGCCCACGACACGCTCGGCGGCGCTACGGAACTTGCCATCCGCGATGGTGCGGCCGGCACTGTCCTGTGGCGCGGCAAGCTCCAGACTGCGGCGATCGATAGCTGTCAGGCTGCCTCCATCGAGTTCGACCCGCCCCTCAAGGGCACTGCCAACACCTTGATGGAAGTCGTTACCCTCACCGCTGTGACCGGCGGCGTGTTCGTCTGCGCCACTGGCTTCACTGGCATCTGATAATCCCAGCCACTACCGGCCCACCGCTTGCGGAGCCGGGAAAGCGAGGAACACATGGCCGATAAACAATCGGCGGGAATCGGCAAGGGCACTCCCGGCCCCGGACGCAAGAAGGGCGTCCCGAACAAGAATACCGCCGCCCTGAAGGATATGATCCTGAAGGCCCTCGGGGATGCTGGCGGGGTTGAATATCTTGTGCAGCAGTCCCGCGAAAACCCTGCTTCATTCATGACCTTGGTGGGCAAGGTTCTCCCGCTCGACGTGAACGCCAACCATGACGGCAAGGTCGTCGCGGAAGTGGTGTTCAAGGGCCTCAATGGATAGCGTCATACTGACCTCACCCTATGAGGTGCGGGAACAGTTCAAGCCGCTTCACACCCGCAAGACCCGCTGGTCGATTGGTGTTTGCCATCGGCGCGCGGGAAAGACGGTAAGCCACATTAACGAGCTGGTGATGGGCGCGGTGCGCTGCACGGACCCGAACCCGCGCTTTGCCTACGTTGCCCCGCAGCTCAACCAGGCCAAGGACATCGCCTGGACCTATCTGAAGGAATACACGGCCTTCCTCTCGCCCAAGGTGAACGAAAGCGAACTGTGGGTCGAACTGCCGGGCGGCAAGCGCATTCGGATCTACGGCGCAGACAACCCCGATCGCCTGCGCGGCATCTACCTCGACGGGGTAGTGCTGGACGAGTTCGGGGACATGGACCCGACCATCTGGACGCAGGTCATTCGCCCGGCGCTGTCCGACCGCAAGGGATGGGCCTGCTTCATCGGGACGCCAAAGGGCAAGAACACGTTTCACAAGCTCTGGCTGGCGGCGGACGGCGATCCGGAGTGGACGCGCCTGATGCTCAAGGCTTCGGAGACGGGCCTGATCGAACCGCAGGAACTGGACGACGCGCGCAAGATGATGAGCGCGGACGAATACGCGCAGGAATACGAGTGCAGTTTCGAGGCGGCGGTTAAGGGAGCTTATTACGCCCATGAAATGAACGCGGCCGAGGCGGATGAGCGGATTACCTCTGTTCCCTATGACCCGCGCCTTCCGGTGCATACTTCATGGGATTTGGGCGTAGCGGACTCCACCGTCGTCTGGTTCTGGCAGTGCGTCGGACGCGAAACCCGCGCAATCGACGTTCTGAAGGGCGAAGGGGTCGGTCTCGACTGGTATGCCAAGCGGCTCCAGGAACGCGATTACCTGTGGGGCAACCATTATCTGCCGCATGACGTGGAAGTGCGGGAACTAGGCACCGGCAAGAGCCGCAAGGAAGTGCTGGAAGGTCTCGGGATCAAGGTCACGGTCTGCCCGAACATCCCCGTTGCCGACGGCATTCAGGCGGTGCGGATGCTGCTGCCAACGTGCTGGTTCGATGCGGTCAAGTGCCGGGACGGGATCGAGGCGCTGCGCATGTATCGCCGCGAGTTCGATGAGAAGCGGCAGGAGTTCAGGGTGGCACCGTTGCACGACTGGACCAGCCACTACGCAGACGCCGCGCGGTATTTCGCCGTGGCGCATCGTGAGAAAGCATCGGTCGGCAAGCTCGACCTTTCCAGGCTGACAAGGGGCATGGTATGAATGAAATGCCCGAAGCCGATCAGTCGTTCGATCCGGACAAGCTGGCGGCGATCCTGTCGCGCGAGTATGACGCGGCACGGAATTACACCGACCAGCTCGCCACCATGCAGACGGTCGCGTTCAAGTATTACGAAGCGGACATTTCGACATTCCCGGCGCGTGAGGGCGGTTCGCAGATCATCCTGCCCGACGTGCAGGAATCGATCGATTACATGACGCAATCTGTCCTGCGCACGTTCCTTTCAGGGGAGCGCGTGGTGGAGTTCGAGGCGACCGAGGAAGAGCACGAACAGGCCGCAGATGATGCCACGGCGGCGATCAACTACAACTTCATGCGCCAGCAGGACGGCGCCCGGCTGCTTCACGACGGCCTGGTCGATGGCCTGCTGAAAAAGATTGGCGTGTTCAAGACCGTCCGCGAGACAGAGGAAAAGGTTTCGTGCGAGACGGTGCAGGCGACCATGGAAGAGCTGGCTGTCGCTGCCCAAGAGCAGGGGCTGGACATCGAGGATGTGCAGGACAACGGCGACGGCACGGTTACTGCGAAGATCAAGCGGGAAAAGATCATCACCCGCTTTGTCGATTATGCCGTGCCGGTGCAGCGGTTCAAGTTCTCGCCCAACGCCCGCCATGAGGACGTGGCCGATTACCTGTGCCACGATGAGCCTAAGACCCGTTCCGAACTGGTCGAGATGGGGTTCGACCGGGATCAGGTCTATGCGCTCCCCGCATGGACCGATGTGACGGACTGGCGCTACAACGAGAGTTCGCAACTCGACAACGCGCTCCGTGACAGCTCGCAGCCGGAACTGGAGATGGTCCTGCTGTGCGAGGAATATGCGCGGATCGATATCGACAACGACGGCATTGCCGAGCGGGTCAAGGTCTATCGCGTCGGAACGGAGATCCTGCGCGAGGACGGCGAACTGTCTATCGAGACGGTGGACGATCAGCCGTTCAGCGTGTTCAGCCCGTTCCCTCGCCCGCACCGCATGGTTGGCTATTCGCTGGCCGACAAGGTCATGGACGTGCAGCTTGCCCGTTCGTTCGTCGCCCGGCAGTTGTTCGACGGCATGGCTCTGGCCAACATGCCTCGGCCTATCGTGGACACTGATCTTGCCGATGCCGACACGTACAACGACATCCTGACGCCGATCCCCGGCAGCCCGATCCGGGCCAAGGGTGGCGCTGCGGCGGTGCAGCCGTACCAGACCGGCTTTGATGTGGGCAAGTCGCTTCAGAGCCGGGAGTGGCTTACCGGGGAGCGCGAAAGCCGCACGGGGATCACCCGGCTTAACCAGGGTCTTGATGCCGACGCGCTGAACAAGACGGCGACGGGCACGGCGCTGATGCAGGCGCAGGGCCAGCAGGGCGAGGAAATGATTGCCCGGCAGTTGGCCGAGACGGTGAGTCGCCTGTTCGTCAAGAAATACCGCCTGATGCGGGCCGAGGGCGAGGCATTCAACGTCAAGGTCGATGGGCAGTATCGCCAGATCGATCCGAAGACGTGGCCCGAGGACATCAACATTGTCGTGCGCGTCGGCCTTGGCAGCAATTCCAAGGATAAGCGCATTCAATACCGCATGGCCCTTGCCAGCGCCCTTGAGGCCAGCGTGGCGCAGGGGATGAGCGGGCCTGAGCACGTATTCAAGTGGTTCGACGGCATGGCGCGCGATTGCGGGCTTGGGCAGGGAGATGACTTCTGCACCGATCCGAACGCGCCGCCGGAGATTGGTCCTGATGGACAGCCTGTCCAGAAGCCTGAAAAGCCCGATCCGGCCATGGTGAAGGTTCAGGCTGATATGCAGACCCAGCAGGCGCAGCTTGAACTGGACCGCCAGCGCGCCGGGGCGCAGTTGCAGCTCGACCAGCAGAAGGCGGCGGCCACGCTCGACGCGATGCGCGAGAAGCACGCACTGGAAATGGACCAGAAGCGCCAGCAGGCCGAACTGGATGCCCAATTGGCGCGGGAAAAGGCCGATCAGGAAGCGCAGATCGCCATCTACACGGTGAACAAGCAGGCTGAGGTTGCTGCCTATCAGGCGCACATGAAGGCCGAGACGGACCTTGGCGTAAGCAAGTTCCGCGAAGGAGGAGCACTCGATGCTTGAGCAAACCGCCCTGTCCATTCGCCCAGTGGCCCTGCCCGCCATCATCAACGAGGCATGGGTAGAGGGGGGGCTGAATACCGTCATCAAGGCGAAGCAGCGCAAGGACTACGCGAGCGCGGACTACATCAAGCGGACACTCTCCGAGTTCATCTCCGTTTCAGAGCATACTGACGGGCTGATCCGGTGGTCGTGGAAGCCCCTGACGCCGGAATCGAGATACTGGGATGCGTAACCTCCTCGTCCGCTTCGCCCTGTGGCTGTGCCGCGTACTGGACGTGAACCCGGTTGAACAGGCTCGCCTCAAGGCCAGCCCCGACGCGGTTAAACGCGCCATGCGGTGGGATGCGTTCTATCGCGAGGAAGGCGGACTTTCCGACATGATCGCGGCACTGCGGATCGAGGCATTCGAGGCCGCCGCCGAACTGGACCCGTCCGATACGGACAAGATCTATTACTGGGCCACTGCCGACCGCAACCTGCGCCGGCTGGAAGGCAAGGTGCGCGCCATCGTCGCCACCGGACGCCTTGCGAAGGACAAGGCCGACGAAGCCGAGCGCATGGCGGCTATGAGGCTCATCAAGTCGATTTAAGACCGCCCCGTCGGGGCACAACACCAGGAGCATGAAATGGCCCATCCGCAATCTGCGGAAGCCGTTGACGCGCCTGCACCCCAGAGTGCGAGCGAAAAGGCGGCTGACTTCGAGAATTACCTGTTCGGCGACGACGAACAGGACGAGACCGAACCGACCGAAGGCGAAGGCGAACCCGATGAGGGCGACCTTGAGCTTGAGGAAGGCGAGGAACAGGACGACGCGGAAGACGAACCGGAAACGGCCATCGACGCTCCCGTCAGCCTGAATGCGGAGGAAAAGAAGGTCTTTGCGCAGCTTCCCCCGGAAGCCCAGCAGGCATGGGCCGCGAGCGAATCCCGCCGCAACCAGCAGGTGCAAGAGGCCACCACCAAGGCCGCCGAACGCGAACGCGCTGCACAGACCGCAGCCGCGCAAGCCGAAGCGCAGGCCGACCAGAGGCGCGCAGCCCAGCTCAAGGCGTTCATGGAGCCGTTTCGACCCCAGATGCCATCACCGCAGCTCGCGCAGACGGACCCCGCCTCATACATCGCCGCCAAGGCCCAGTACGACTTCGAGGCTGCCCAGTTCGCCACCATCGAACAGCAGATCGAAGCGCTCGGCGTGGAGGCCCAGAACCGGATGCAGGGAATCGACGTGCAGTCGCGCGTTGCCGACCTGATGACGGTGCCCAAGCTGGCCGATGCAGCGACCCGCGACGAATACGTCAAGGCTTCGCTGGAACTGGTCAATGAGCTTGGTCTGGACCCCGCCCAGTTCGAACAGGTTGCCGGCTCCGAGGACTTCCGCGCGCTCGACAAGATCGGCGAATGGAAGGCCAAGGCCGAACGGTTCGACAAGGCCATAGCGAAGCAGATGCAGAAGGTTCGTGCCGGCAAAGGCAAGACCCTTCGTCCGAGCGCCGCACCCCAGGGCAATTCCAGGGCGGCGAACAGCGACCAGGCATGGCAGCGCGTCAAGGCCGCGCCGACCAAGACGGCGCAGGCTGATGCCTTTGCCGAGTTCCTGACCGCTTCGGGCCACCTCTAAGCCGGTTTTCTCCATCCACGTCGCGAGACGTTGACCCTCCCACTTCGCGGGCTGCGGCCTGCACCAGAAGGACATTTCCACCATGGCTGTTCCCAGCAACACCATCCAGAACGTCGCCCGGGTGGGCGTTCGTGAGGATCTTGACGACAAGATTGCCGAGCTGTTCCCCGACGACACCCCGTTCATCAACGGGATCGGGCGCAGCAAGGCATCGAACACCTACACCGAATGGCAGACCGACGCGCTCGCGGCGGCCAATGCCAACAACTACGCGATCCAGGGCGATGACCTGAGCAACGCGAGCCGCGCCAACACCACCCGCGTCGGTACGCATACCCAGATCTTCACCAAGGTCGTGGGCGCTTCGACCACCGTCGAGTGGACCAGCAAGGCTGGCCGCAAGTCGGAAATGGCGCGCGAACTGATGAAGTCGGGCCGTGAACTGCGCACTGACATGGAAAAGCGTTGCGCAGGCAACTATGCCTCGGTGGCCGCTGCTGCCGGCACCGCTGGTCAGACGGCGGGCGCTCTGGCGTGGCTGACGACCAACACCTCGCTCTCGGGCGCGGGTTCGCCGGCCAACGGCGGGTTTTCGGCGGGCATCGTTGCGGCGGCCACCAACGGCACGCAGCGGACCTATACGGAAGCCCTGCTCAAGACGGTGCTTCAGTCGGTGTGGGTTGCCGGTGGCAATCCCAAGTTTGTCATCACCAACGGCACGCAGAAGCAGAACCAGGCCGCGTTCTCCGGTCTGGCCACCCAGCGCCGCGAAACCGGCAACAAGCGCGCAACGATCGTTGCCGGCGCCGACATCTACGTGTCGGACTTCGGTGAGATCCAGTTCGTGCCGGATCGCTTCGCCTCGGCTCGTGATGCGCTGATCGTGGACCCGGAATACTGGGATGTTGCGGTCGGTGAGGCCCTGACGACCTTCGACCTTGCCCAGACCGGCCTTGCGACCCGCAAGGCGCTGCGCACCGAAATTGCCCTGCGCTGCCTCAACGAGGCTGCCTCGGGCGTGGTCCGTGACCTGACGTAACAACTGATCGGGGCCGGCTTTCGGGTCGGCCCCTTTTACATGAGGTTTCCATGACCGACTGGGAACTGATCGATGACGGTTCGTGGAATGGCGTCCGCCGATGGATGCGTGCCACGGACGAAGATGAAGGCACGGTCCAGATCCGCTCCGAAGGGATCGGAGAGACGGCCATCATCGAAGAAAACAAGCGTGCCGAAGCGCCGGACAAGCGTTCGGACATGTGGCACGTCGCGCACATTCCGGCCTCTATCGGCCTCAAGTGGCTGGTCGAGGATGGCTTGGACATCTGGTCCACCGATGACGACATGCGCAAGCGCGTCCTGAAGCGGGCAATGGACTCCGACTATCGCCATCTGGTGCCCGGCCTCGCCCGGATCATTCTCTAGGAGCGTGCGGCCATGACGACGGTTTTCGACGTTCGCGCCAGCTATGCGCTCGATGAATACGCCGACCTCGTTGCGGCGATCAACGACTGGCTGGACCGGGACGACATCGAGGGCGCCGCGCAACAGATGATCGCGCTGGCCGAAGCCCGGATGCGGCGTGAACTGGCGCCATTTTTCAGCGAGACTACGGACGCGGTTACGACCTCTGGCGGAATTGGACCGCTGCCGTCCGACTGCGGAACGCTGATCCGCGTTGTCTACGGTACGCGCGCCCTGCCACAGATGTCGGCCGCAGCGGCGCTCAACATGCCGACCGACTATTCCGAGCCGTATGGCTATACCATCGAAGGCGGTTCGATCCGCCTGTGGCCGGCGCTCGATACGAGCATCACCGTGCTTTATCAGCAGCAACTTGTCAGTCTGTCCGAAGAAACCCCGACGAACGCCCTGCTGACCGCCCATCCTGATCTCTATTTCTACGGCTCGCTGATGTTCGCCCACGGCTATGAGGCGAACGACGAGCGCGCCGGTCTGTTCAAGGGCCTGTGGGACGAAGCCCTTGCCAGCGCCAAGGCGTACCTGATGCGCCAGAGGTTCGCCGGGCCGCTTGTCCCGCGCGTGGTATTCGTGCCGTGAAGCAGGTTGTCCCGCTTCCCGAATACACCCCGGATCAATCGGTCAATACGGGCGGCCTGCTGACCGCGACGAACGTTTACCCGAGGACGGACGGCTACGGCCCCCTGCGCGCCCTTGCAGCGGCCTCTGAGGCGCTTCCCGGCGACTTCCGGGGCGGTGTGTCGATGACGGCCACCAGCGGCGGCTCTTATCTGCTGGTAGGCACTGACAGCGGCCTTGTTCGCTACAACAGCGGCGCATGGGACGTACTGGAAAGCGGCCTGTCCATCACCGGGCACTGGCGGTTCGCGCAATTCGGAGATTATGCGCTCGGGGTGAACGGCACGGCGACCAAGGTTGTCGATCTCAATGCCGGGACCAGCGGAAACCTGACCGGCGCACCTGCCGGGGCCTGCATTGCCATTGTCGGGGATTACGTCGTCATCGGGCAGGACGTGGGCGACATTCTCGGGATCTACACCTCAGGCTTTAACGACCATACCGACTGGAACCCTGCCGGGACCGGAGGGGCGACGATCCAGCCCATGCTGGCAGGCGGCGAAGTCATGGGGCTGGCAGGGGGTGAGTACGGGGTTATTCTCCAGCGCCAGCGGATCATGCGCATGACGCGCACCGGGGATGCAACTGCACCGTTCCAGTACGACGAAATCACCCCCAACGTGGGTTGCGCGTCCAAGGCGTCCATCGTGCAGGTCGGGCGGACGGTGTTCTTCCTGTCGGATCGTGGCTTCATGGCGCTGGACGACGGCCAGAGCCTCGTCCCCATCGGTTCCGAGAAGGTTGACCGCACGTTCCAGGCCATGACGGCGCGGGACGACTACGAACGCATTTTCGCCTCGGTCGATCCTCAGAACAAACTGGTTTTCTGGTGTGTGCCGGGCAATCCGGGGGCGCTTTGGGTCTACAATTTCGAACTGCGCCGCTGGTCCTATGGGCAGTTCTCGATTCAGGGCATTTTCTCCGGGTTTACCTCGTCCATCGGGCTTGAGACGGTCTCGGCCTCCTATCCCGATCTCGATGCCATGCCCTATTCGCTGGACGATCCGCGCTTTTCGGGTGGGTCTCCGCAGCTTTACGGGGTCAGTGACGGGGCCTTGGGCACGTTCACCGGGGACACCCTCAACGCGGAGTTTGAGCTGTCGTTCGTGCAATTCGTTCCGGGGCGGGTGACGCGCCTCAGGGCCATTCGTCCGGTCGGAGATGCAGTCGAGGGGCAGTCGGTCTCGGTCGATACGCGGGCACGGCTTGGGGATGCCGGGATTGTGAAGGCCGCCGGAGCGCTGCGGACCAGTGGCATTCTGCCGATCCGCTGCTCCGGGCGCTACATGAAGCCGCGTTGGGCGATCTCCGGCGGGTCCGAATGGTCCTACGCGCAAGGGATGGAGTTCGAGTTCGAGGCCGGCGGTGCCCGGTAGGGTCGTGCCGGAGACGGCGAACCGCCCCGACTGGCCGCGATTGGTCGCACAGGCTAACAAGGACCACGAAGCCCGCATAAAGGCGCTGGAAACCGCGCTGGACGCGCTGAAGCTGGCCAACCTGACCGACTATGCCGATGACGCGGCGGCTGCGGCAGGGGGCGTTGCGGTGGGCGAATACTACCGCACGGGTTCTGCGATCATGGTCCGCGTGTCGTGAAGGTGGATCACTGGTCCGCATATCAGCGGCACCATCTGGAAGTGCAAAGCCTGCTGGATGAACGGTTCTACCCGATTGCATGGGTGGATCAGCGGGTCTGGATGGGCGCGATCCGGCTGCTGGCCGACGATCATGCGATCATCGGGTTCGAGATCAAGCAATACCCCGGCGGGGCAAGGGAACTGCACGGAATGTTCGCCTGCGGGGCGATGGGTAGCATCCTGGCGCTGATTGACGAGGCGGTCGAGTTCGCCCGCGAGATGGGCTGCCACGTCGCCTGCATCGAAAGCCGCCCCGGATGGGCCAAGGTTTTGAAGTCGCGCGGATTTGAGCCGCACCAACTGCGCATAGTGAAGGAACTGGGCTGATGGGTCTCTCTGGCAGCAGCAGCACGACAACCAACAAGCCGATTTACGGCCAGCAACTGACCGACGCTGCCGGTCGCGTTACGTCCGCATATGACACGAATCTGCCGAATATCCAGCAGGGTTCGCGGCAGCTTTTCGACCTGATGCCGGGCATCTTGCAGAAGTACAAGAACGGCAGCCCGGCGATCAACGCGGGCAATCGCTACATCGCCGATATGCTCAGCAGTGACCCGGCCAACAACCCGGCGCTGGCGGGGATGATCTCGCAGACCAACAACGACGTGGCGAACACGACGAACGCCAAACTCGGCACGCGCGGGCTGACGGGCGGAACGGTGATGCAGGACATGCTCTCGCGCAACCTCGCCCAGAACGAGACGGCGCTGCGCTATCAGGATTACACCAACCAGCAGCAGCTTCGCGCGCAGGCAGCCGGGATGGCCCCAGCGATGTCGGCGGCCGATACGATCCAGATTGCCCCGCTGCTCCAGACCTATCAGGCGGCGTCTGGCGTACCGATCGATGCGGCCACCCAGCAGGCGGCGGCGATCAACGGGCTGCTTGGGCAGTATCAGACGACAACCCAGAAAACGAGCAATCCTGGGGGATTCTTCGGGTCTCTGCTCGGCGGTCTCGGCGGGCTTATTGGCGGGGGGAAATAAGCCATGGCACTCTTTGGCACCAAGCGGACCGATCCGATGGCCGGCCTGCCCGGCGCGATCATCGGCTATGGTGGCGGCACGTTCAATCCCGATGGAAGTCAGGCAACCCCGGCGCGCCAGACGTTCGACCAGGCATTCGGCACGGGATCTGAATCGCAGGCTGATATCGGCGCGCCGAAGAAGTCCGGCGGCCTGTTTGGACAGAACAGCGCCCTGTGGAAGGTTCTGGGCACGGTTGGGGACTCGTTGAGCGCGGTGAACGGCATTGCGCCCACCTATGCCCCGATGATGGCCCAACAGCGCCAGCACCAGCAGACCATGGCCGAGAAGGCTGCGGAGCGGGAGGCGACATATCAGCGCGAAATGGACCTTGCCCGCTTCAAGGCAACCCTGCCGGCTAACAACGATACGGCAAATGACTATGCCTTCATCGCACAGCATCTCGGCAAGGACGCGGCTGACAAGTATCTAGGCAACATCGGCGATCCGATCGTGACGGTCCAGCTTCCCGGCAACCGGGTCTACAGCGGCCCGCGCTCTGGCATGGCTGCGGCGCTCGGTGGTGGGCAGTCAACCCCGATCACGGCTGACGACTGGAACAAGGGCACTCCGGTGGGAGGTGGTGCCAGCAATGGCACCAGTGGCTTTCGCCCCTGATTACAGGGCATTCAAATCCGCCATCATCGGGCAGGAAAGCGGGGGGCGTTACGGCGTTCCCAATGCGCAAGGCTCCGGTGCGATGGGCGTCGGACAGATCATGCCGGCGACAGGTCAGGTTCTTGCCCAGCGTCAGGGTCTGCCGTGGCGGCCCGATCTCATGCAGGGCAGCCATCCTGAGGCGCGGCAGTATCAGGACGCACTGACTGAAGCGGCCACCCGCGAGGCATGGAGCGCCGGCCAAGGCGATCCAGCCATAGCAGCGAAATACTACTTCGGCGGATCGAACCGGGCCAAGTGGGGTCCGAAAACGCAGCAATATGCCCGGAACATCCTCGGGCGGCTTGGGGGCAACTAATGGCCGAACGTCGCGTCATCAACGGCACCGTTTACGAGAAAGGCGACGACGGAGTTATCCGTCCTGTCG